GTTGATCATGACTACATAGACATTTTACGTGATCACGAAGAGCAAGGTCTAATCTCCACGTTTACCATCGAGGATGATTTAAGTGTTACTCCACAAGAGTTGGAAGCTATTATCAATCGTTGTAAAGGTAGGGATTCTACAAAGTTTCGTAGAGAGTATCTATGTCAGCGTGTAGCAGAATCCAGTGTGCAAGTGTTACCAGAACTTACATTAGAAAACTGTCACAGAGTGTTGCTACCTAAGGATGAATACCAATCTATGCGCGAGGATCCATTATATCAGTACTGGAAGAAGTATTGTGTAGTTGATTGGGGCGGCAAGGATTTAACCGCAGCTCTATTCGCACATTATAACTATCGCACTAAGAAACTAATAGTTGATGATCACTTATCCTTAGTTGGTCAGGATATTAGTAGCGGAAGGATCGCGACCGAAATTAAATCGAAAGTAATGCAGTTATGGCCGGATCCTACATATCGCAAAGAACTTCAATACATATGTGATAGCAACAACGTGTTGATACAGAACGATATGATAGTGGTGCATAAGCTGAACTTCTTTTCTACCACTAAAGAAAAGCTAAAGTCACAAATGGTACAAAAGGTGCGAGACTGGATATACGACGATAGATTATATTATGCACCAGCAGCCGAATACGCAATGAAATCCGCAGCGGCAGCACATTGGGCGAAAGGTGATAAAGATAGTTTCGCTAAAAGTAAAATCTATGGACATTACGATCACTTAGCAGCATTGGTATATCTAGTTAGAAACGTTGACGATGTTCAGGATCCTCTACCGATGTTGATGGGTGTGGATCCATTTACGCACTTCATTGATCCTAATATTAGAAACATACCGGGTGTGGGAGATATGAGAGAACTGCAACAGATATTCAATCCCCGCAAAGGGCTTAGTTTTAGGCGATAATGCAATGACCAGTTCTGACAAATTTCGAGTTATTTTTAACCACCACCGCGCAGAGCCAGCATACATGCGGGTTGCAGCGTGGTCGGTTTTATGTATTGGCGTTATTCGCTTATCTCACGTACTACGGTAGCTGGTTGAGGTTTTACGTCTCTTAACCGAGACAAATTTGGAGGTATTATGATTTTGTTTAGTGAATATGAATTTGCAAATCAGCAAATAGATGAGATACCCGATATTGATGAGATGTGGTATCAAGACTGGATAACGTATTATCACGCTATCTATCTAATCACACAGTATCAATTACAAGAATTATCAGAGGAGGCACAAGTTGACAGAACCAAAGACAATTGATGGATACTTCCATCGTATATTTAAAGGCAACCACGGGTTGTACGGGATTGAAACAGTTAAGATTGAGAAAGGTAAAGTAGTAGATGTGGAGCAAATGTCTCCCAACTATCCTACTGTTACAATGGCTATGTTTGGGAAACGAGCAATGGCAGAAGCACACGATATGTACGCCAAAATAAAAATGGAAGTTGCCAAAGGATGACAGACGATGAACTAATTGCTGAAATGGACAAGTTATTAGATGAGATGATAGAACTCACTGAACAACTAAAGGAAAATAATGATAGAACTGAGCATAGCACTAGTGATAATAGCAATACTAGCATTTTATCTAATCAACAAGTTCTTGGATCAGCGCCAGCAAGAATTGGATAAGAAAATCTCGCTAAATAATGAAGCTGCTGAAGCAGCACTATCTGCGGCTGCGTCCGAAATGCACAAACAGTTCGATGCTCGTATAAACAAAACTTGGGAGACCATCATTACCACCAAACAGGAACTCGAATCTCTTAAGTTGCAGTTAGCAATTAAAGGACGATCATAAATGGCCGACACATCACCTGCGAATAAACCCAACAACAAAACTTATTGGGCTGTGGAAGATAGCCGCACCTGTGCGGATGAAGTATTAGATAAATGCGACGATTATTGGAGATTCTGCAAAACCAGCAATTGGTTTGAGAATTGGAGAAAACTCTATTATGTCTATAATCCTAATCGTTACATTGCTGGCCAAACTATTATGGCTGGTGAGTCCAACGAGTATAGAACTATTAAAGTCAATCAGTTCCGCAATCTATTAGATCACATTCAAACTTTATCTATTACAGACAGACCTGCGTGGCAACCACAATCAGTAAATAGTGATTCCACTTCCCAAAAGCAAACAATTATTGCTGAAGGTGTTCTCGATTATATGATGCGTGAGAAACGTGTTGAGCGCCATCTAAGAGATGCAACTAGGAATGCGTTACTATTCGGTGAGGGTTTCGTTAGCGAATGCTGGGAGCCATCCGCAGGTGAAACATTAGCACAGGATCCCGAGACAGGGGAAGAGAAGCACGATGGAGATCTCCACTACAATTCACACGAACCTGTCGATGTGATTAGAGATCCAAATCTAAAACACTTCTCACAACGTTCCTGGGTAGTGATACGCACATACGAAAACAAATACGACTTAGCAACTAAGTTTCCCGAATATGAGGAAGAGATTACAGGATCCACACTCGGCATCAGTAATGTAAATCACTATCTTGCTGGTAACTTTATGGATCGCAGTCTCGAAACTGATCTTACAGTTGTATTGACATTCTATCACGTAAAGTCTCCAGCCTGCCCGGATGGTAGGCAAATGACATTGCTTATGGATGGAACAGTTCTATCCGACTCCATTCTGTTATACAAGCATCTACCAGTTCATAGGATTGTCCCAGCAGATCAAATAGGCACACCAATGGGTATGTCTGTAAGTATTGACTTACTTCCATTACAGGAGATGATTGACGCCCACTACTCAACTATAATCTCTATAAACGAAAACTATAGTATTCCTAAAATATTATTGCCTATTGGGTCTAATATAATGTCAGATACTCTAAGTGCTGGCTTTCAAGCAATCTCCTATAATGCTGGTGGTGGCAAGCCCGAAGTAATGGAGATGCCTACTGCACCGGATGGACTATTCAAAGCTATTCAAGCAATCTCACAAGAGATGGAGACTATCAGTGGTGTCAATAGTGTAAGCCGTGGTAACCCCGAAGCATCACTAAAATCAGGTTCAGCGTTAGCGTTAGTCCAATCAATGGCTATTCAGTTCCATGCTCCGTTACAACAATCTTATATTCAACTCTTAGAGGACGTGGGCTCCGCTACAATACAGATCCTGCAAGATTATGCTGATACGCCACGCATGATTCAAATTGCTGGCAAACGCAATAAGGGCATCATCCAACAGAGCTTCACTGGTGAGGATATCAGTGGCATCACTAAGGTTACAGTTGAAGCAGGCAACCCAATGGCTAAAACGGTGTCTGGTCGAGTAACTATAGCACAGGATCTGTTATCGAACGGCATTATCACTACTCCAGCAGAGTATCTAATGGTGCTAGAAACAGGACAGCTAGAGCCACTCACACAAGGTCCAACAGCAGAACTTATGAGTCTCGCAAGTGAGAATGAGATGTTGATCGAAGGCCAACAAGTTCTTACCCTATTCACTGATAACCACGTGCTTCATATTCAGGAACACACAGCATTAGCAGCGGATCCACAAGTTAGAACTGATCCGGAAAGATTTGGTTTGGTCGCAAGGCACATAATGGAACACATCAGTATGTTGAGTGATCCAGCCTATCAGAACTATAGAATGCTCGTACAGCAACCAACCTTACCACCAATGGGAATGCCACCTGGTGGAGCACCACAACCAGGGCAACCACCGCAAGGTTCAGGTGCTAATCCAGCAATGGTAGTCGGTCCAGGCCAACCAATGGGTGCTAATGATATCAAAGCGAAAGCCGCAACAGTAAACATGCCCAATCCACCCGCAAACGCATTGACGGGCGAGAGAGCACCGTTACCACAACCAGTATAAGGAAACAATATGTCAGATAATACAGAAGTTCAAGGCGTTGCAGATCAAGCATCAGGACAACCGACTAACAGCATCCCAGGTGCTGCCCCCGGTGAAACAGTTGCTGAAACAATGCAGAGAATGTTTAAAGTAAATGTCGATGGCCAAGAAGTGGAGGTCGATGAGGAAGAGTTAAAGCGAGGATATTCTAAGGCAAGTGCAGCTGACAAACGCTTCGCTGAGGCTGCAATGTCTAGAAAGGAAGCTGAGACAGTACTCAGGATGTTCAAAGATAATCCAAGATCCGCAATGCAACAGCTGGGGTTGGATGTACGAAAACTGGCCGAAGATGTAATACAGGATGAACTTAGAGAAGCAATGCTATCTCCACAAGAGAAAGAGATTCGCAACTACAAGAACGAACTCGCACGTTATCAGCAAAGCGAGAAGCAAGCACGTGAGCAATACGAAGCCCAACAGCAAGAGTATGAGATGGCTCGATACACGGAAACAATCCAAAACGAGATTGTTGCTACACTCGACACGGCAGGCTTGCCCAAGACCGAGAGAACGGTTGGTCGGATTGCATATTATATGCAAGCAGCCCTAAATGCTGGATACGAAAATGTCACTCCAGCTGATGTCATCGATTATGTCAAGAAAGATTATGTAACCGATATTCAATCATTGGTAGGTAGTCTAAGTGAAGATCAAATAGAAGCATTTCTAGGTGCAGATGTTCTTAGAAAAGTAGCGAAGTCCACTATCAAGACTGGAATGACTCGTAACACAGTTTCTAAGTCGGTGAATGAAAATAAAGCATCACGCACTGAAAAGAGACCTGTTTCACCACGTGAATACTTTAGGCGCCATTAAATACGGTACCAATCTACTACTTTCGGATCATCACATAAATGCTTGATAACCATATACACATAATGTTGTGCTGAATTGTTACCGGCGTATTTCTTTGCGGCAGCAGTGTAAGGATATTTGTAGTTTGGATATTGAATGATAAATGCAACTGCATCAGTTTGCATGATATGATTACAAGCTGCTGTGAAAGCTTTAAACTGCCCGTATGGGGTCATTATCGATTGGCTCATACTTGCTCCTCGAATTCATTCTTCCATTGATCAAATAGTTCTTGTGATTCATCATCCACTTCAAAATCTTGAGATGAATCTATAGTTTCTTTTGATGATAGTTCCCAGTCACTATCATTAGTACAACCGAAAAACTGAATATCAAAATCCTGCTCGATAAGTTGTTGCTTAGTAACTTCCAATGTGTAATATTCTCTAACATCATAGGACATTAGGATGGTGACAGTTTCTTGATCACTCGGCGTGACCAAAGTAATGGTTGGCTCAGTTGTTTGCGTTTCTATTTTCATTGCTGCTCCTTTAATGTGTTAGCAAATACAAGTATAGCAAGCATCTGCTGGTGTCGCAACTTTAGCCAAAGAGTATAAATACATTTTGTAGAAGTGAAACGAAGCCTACACGGTAAATCCAACACTTCCACAAATCACTAAGTTGCTGATTATGTAAAGAGCCCTCGGGTACACTCCAAGTAAGATGAACTGGTAAAAGAGAACAGAGCGAAAGCTCTATATTTAATGCCATTATTCAAGGAGATATTCATATGGCTGGCACAACAACTACAGACCTCAACGGTCTATTCAAGGAAGTATATGCTTCCGATCTTATCAATCTAATCCCTGACGAAAGTCTGCTTGTAAAAGCAATCAAGTTCCAGGGTCGTGAGCACCTACTTGGACTTACATATAACCAACCAGTTATTGTACGTTCAGAACAAGGCTTCACATATAGCCGTCCAGATAACGGCGCATTCGCAATTCAAGTTCCATCTAGTATGAAAACTCGTAACGCAAGTGTTGGCGCATATCAGATTATTGAAAACAGCGGTATTAGCTATGAAGCAGTATCACGTTCCAATAACGCTAATAGTTTCAAAGAAGCCACAGCACTCGTAATGCAAGACGCAATGGAGTCTTTTGGACGTAGAATTGAAATTGGTCTGCTTTACGGTCAATCTGTAGATGGTCTTGGTCGCATTGGTACATCCAAAACAGCAGGCGGAGCAGCTACAGTAACTATCACCACAGCAGGTACAGGATACACTAATGGTGCTTACACCAGTGTTCCACTTACAACTGTTTCTGGTGCTGGTTCTGGTGCTCTTGCTAACGTTACCGTTGCTGGTGGAGTTGTTACAGTTGTAACTATTCCAGTTGCATCACAAGGCGCTGGTTATGGTGTTGGTG